TGCGCTGGCGGACAAGACGGCTTAATCAATACGACGTTAGTCACATTTAAAGCGAGCCTGTATGTTTCCACTTACCGCACTCCTCGGCATCGGCTCAAAGCTGATTGACAAACTTATACCGGACCCAGAAGCAAAAGCAATTGCGCAGTTGGAACTGGCCAAGATGGCGCAGGATGGTGAGCTGGCTAAGATGGCCAACGAGACTGAGCTATTCAAATCTGACCAAAACAACGTTACCGAACGCTGGAAAGCGGACATGAGCAGCGACTCTTGGCTGTCTAAAAACATCCGCCCGTTGTCACTGGTTGCAATCTTTTGCGCTTACGTGTTGTTTGCCACGATGTCAGCATTTGGGTATGCCGTGAATGAATCCTACGTTACGCTGCTTGGTCAATGGGGAATCATCATCTTCGGCGCTTACTTCACCTCACGCGGCGCTGAGAAGATTATGGAAATACGCAACAAATGAAAGCCGCCATACTCGCATTGCTGCTCTTATCCGGTTGCACCAGCATCCCGAAGGGGGTATCTATGACTGAAGCAGAGGCCAAGGAGTGCCAGGCACAGGGCTGCTCAGTTTGGACTGAAAAAGAGCTGATGGGGTTGATGCGCTACATATTTGGTGAGGGTGTAAAAGCAGGCGCCCGTTCCAAGACTGAAAAATTAATTGGACATGAAAGCTAGAAAATGAACCTCACCAAGAACTTTACCCTGTCGGAGATGACCAAGAGCGAGACTGCGCTGCGCCACAACATATACAACACGCCTGATCAAACAGCCATTAAAAGCATGTTGACCTTGGCGGTTAAAGTGCTCCAGCCCGTGCGTGACCATTACGGTAAGGGTGTCAGGGTCAACAGCGGCTACCGCAGTCCTGATGTCAACGCCAAGGTCGGTGGCTCCAAGACCTCTGATCACTGCAAGGGCCAAGCCGCTGACATTGAAATTTCCGGTGTACCCAACGCTGAGTTGGCCGAGTGGATCAAGGACAATCTGTCCTACACACAGCTGATCTTGGAGTTCTACACCAAGGGCGTTCCCGACTCTGGATGGGTGCACGTGTCCTACGACCCTGCAAACCTCAAAAAGCAGGACCTTACGGCTGTAAAGCAAGCCGGTAAAACCGTGTACCTTAACGGGTTGCAGGCCTAAGGAGAAACACATGCCTGTCAAAAAACCCTCATCCAAGTCCAAAGTCAACGCCGCTGGAAATTACAGCAAGCCGACAATGCGCAAGGCTCTCTTTGAGCGAATCAAAGCAGGGACCAAAGGTGGTGATCCAGGCGAGTGGTCCGCGCGCAAGGCACAACTGCTGGCGGTGGAGTACAAGAAAAAAGGCGGAGGGTACACTTCGTGAAAGCCCCTCAGCAGTCTCTTAAGACGTGGTCAGACCAGAAGTGGAAAACTTCTGATGGCAAACCCAGCAAGGGCAAGAAACGCTACTTGCCGGAGGCGGCTTGGAGCGCGTTGAGTCCGGGGGAAAAAGCGGCCACAAACCGTGCAAAAGCAAGGGGCAACGCTAAGGGCAAGCAGTTCGTAGCACAGCCCAAGTCCGTGGCTAAAAAAACTTCTAGCTATAGGTAATTTATGCCCCTCCTTCGCCTCGCCCTGAAACCGGGCATTGACAAACAGAACACTGAATACGGGGCTGAGGGCGGCTGGGTGGACTGCGACTTTGTTCGTTTTCGCTACGGCCTGCCGGAAAAACTGGGAGGCTGGGAAGCATTTAACTCCCCCCAGTTGCATTTTGTGGGCTCAACCAGCGACCTCTTTAACTGGAACGGCTTGGACGGCTCTCCGTACATGGCCCTTGGCACAAACCGCAAGGTCTACGCCTTTTACGGCGGTTCGTGGGCCGACATCACCCCAATTCGAGACACGGGCACCGTGACGTTTGGCACGCTCGACGGCTCAACGACGGTGGCTGTCAACGCAGTTGCGCATGGGGCGATCAAGGGTGACTTTGTAACTTTTGGCACTACCACGGGCAATCCGGGCGGCATCCCCAATGCGGACTTAAACAACGAATTTGAAATCCAAGCAGTCCTAAGCGACAGCGAATACACGATCGTCTCCCCGACGCAAGCGACCAGCACGGCGGCAGCGGGAACGGCCAACGCGGCTTATCAAATCAGCGTGGGCAGCGACGTAAGCTACTTTGACTTCGGCTGGGGCACAGGCACGTGGGGCTTGAGTACTTGGGGCACCGCACGCCCACCAAGCGCCTCTTTATCTCTCTTGGCGCAGGTCTGGCAGTTTGACAGCTACGGCGAAAACCTTATTCTGCAGTTGGTGGACGGCGGCATCTATGAGTGGCTGCCCAGCGGGGGCCTCGGCACGCGGGCCACGGCCCTTGCAGGAGCGCCCACAAAAAGCAAGTACGCGCTCGTGTCCACGCCAGACAGGCATCTGGTGTGCCTTGGAACAGAGTCCGTTTTGGGCGACCCGAGCTCTCAGGACCCGATGTTTGTGCGCTTCTCAGGGCAAGAGGACATTGGCGACTTTGTGGCCACTGCCATCAACACGGCTGGCGGACAACGGCTCACGGACGGTAATGAGATTATTTCCGCGCTGCGCTCACGGGGCCAGATCCTGATCTGGACGGACACAGCGCTGCACGGCCAGCAGTACTTAGGACCGCCCTACACCTTCGGTTTTCAGCAGCTGGGGGCCAACTGCGGCATCATCGGTCCGCACGCATCGGCCGACGTCAACGGCGTAGCGTATTGGATGAGCAAGGACGCGTTCTTTGTCTTTGACGGCACTGTCAAAAAGATTCCGTGCACCGTGCAGGACTACGTGTTCCAAGACATCAACATTGTTCAGGCTACATCGGTGAATGTGGGCCTCAACACCCAGTTCAACGAATTGACATGGTATTACCCGACCCTGAGCAGTGATTATGTGAACCGGTTTGTGACCTACAACTACATGGAAAACGTGTGGTCCATTGGCACCTTGGCGCGCACTGCTTGGGCGGATGCGGGCACGTTTGAAAAACCATTGGCCACGGAATACGACCCGCTGGCAAATGATGCGACGCTTACCCCCATTTACGGGCTGACGGCAGGGCGCAGCCTCTTGTACCACCAAGAGACGGGGACAGATGCCAATGGCGAGGCCATTGAGGCTTTTATTTACTCGGGCTACTTTGACATTGGCGATGGAGATCAGGTGCTGTTTATGAAGCGCTTTATCCCCGACTTTAAAAACCAAATAGGGGACTTGACGGTCCGGCTGCTGCTTCGCTTGTATCCACAAACCAGTGCAACGCCCAGCTCGCTGAATCCGTACGTCATCACACCGGCCACGGAAAAAGTGGATACGCGCGCACGCGGCAGGCAGATTCAATTGCGCATTGAAGGTGGTGAACTGGGCAGCCGGTGGCGCTTCGGAACCATGCGTGTCGACATCCAAGCTGATGGCATAAGGTAGGGTAGCCCCCATGAGCAAGATCAACAATGTCCGCCTGCCTAACGCCTCGCCGTCGGGGTATGACCCTTCCCAGTTTAATCAGCTTGTGCGTTCGCTTGAGCAAATTGTTTTTCAGCTTAACAATACCTACACGCCCGTTGTCAGCGATGACATTGCCGCTGCGAGCGCCTGGATGTCGGCAAACTCGGGCGCAGGCGGAGGTTTTTCTGGCGGCATCCGGGGCTTTCAGAACAGCAACGGCATCCTTTTGCCTAACGCCATGCTGGTATCCAACGTGGATCAAGAGCTGACCAGCATCACCACAGAGGAGCTGCTGACCTACGACGTTGTGGCCCTTTCCAATGGTGTTCGGGTGGTCGACAACAGCAAGATCTACCTACCCTGCAGCGGGCAGTATTTGGTCACCTTCAGCTTGCAGGTCTCCAATCGCAGCAACGCGATACAGGAGTTTGAGGTTTGGGCCAAGGCTGCCGGGGTCAACTACCCGTCAAGCCGCACGCGCTTTGATGTGCCGACGCGCAAGAGCGTCTCCATTTATTCACACGTCGTCCCTACCATTACAGGCATCTTCACGGTCAACGAGCCAAGCACCGATTACTTGGAAATCGCATGGTGGGCCAGCAGCACGGATGTGTACATTGAGCACTACGCGGCCGAGAGCACGCCGACAAGGCCTGAAATCCCCTCGGTCATCTTGACCGTTAACTTTGTATCGGCAGTGTGACATGGCCAATAAATATCTACGCAAGTACATCACCCCGACCGCTGCAACTGAGACGACCATCTACACCGTCCCTGTCGCGAACGGCGCCGTGGTGTCATCCCTGCGCGCAACCAACGACAGCGCCAGTACGGCTCTTTTAACGGTAGCTGTTTACCCCGAAGGCGGCGCGACCCCGTACAAGCTGCTTAAGTCCTACACGCTGCCTATCAGCCAGACTTTGGACGTTTTCTCCGGCGTGCCATGCGTCTTGCAGGGGGGAGATATTTTAAAAGTCACTGCAAGCGCTTCTGACGTTGACTTCTATCTATCCTATTTAGAGATGGACAGGACGTAAATAAGTGGACAAAACTTGACTTTTTGTTGGATAATTTCAGCCATCATCGCGTCCTTTCCCGGCGCGCAGCCCGCTTTAGGGCTACTGGCAACAATTGGAAAGGGCTATCATGGTGGATGAAGGAATCATGGCGCTCCCACAGGGTGCAGCTATGCAGGGCGAAGAAGCCCAAAATCAACAACCCAGCGTGACCAGCGCGCAGTCATACGACGCCGCGCAAACGGCGCTTGGGATGGTCAATCCTGCCGGTCAAGAGATGCTGCGGGCAAGCATTCGCGAGAACCTAGCTGACGAGCAAATGTCGCCGCAAGAGCTTGAAATGCTTATCACTGCGGTGGAGATGCTGTCGCAAGACCCGAGAGGCTACCCCGCCACTCGACAGCAGTTGATTGACAACGACTATATTGACCCGGAAGACCTGCCAGAGCAATACGACCCTGAGTTCTTGGGCGCGATTTTGTCCGTCCTTAACGAAATGCAGATAATGCAGGGCGAAGGGGCCATGGAGCCCATGCAGATGTCTCCCACCATAGAGGGTCTTCCCCCAATGGGCATGGCTGAAGGCGGCTTGGCAGATGTGGCTAGCTACCTTGCCTCAAGGGGCCGCAACGGCGACACCATGCTGGCGCACATCACCCCAGAAGAGGCCGCGCTGCTCAAGCGCCGTGGCGGCTCGGGCACCATTAACCCTGAAACAGGCTTACCAGAGTTTTTCCTTAAGAAGCTGTGGGGGGGCGTTAAAAAGATTTTTAAAAGCGCGGTCAATGTTATTCAAAAGATCCGGAAAAGTCCTGTTGGACGTATTCTTGCAACCATTGCGTTGGCCACGGTCCTCGGGCCTGCGGGCGTGGGCCTTTCTTTAAGTACTGCGGCAGGGGCGGCAAGTGCAGGCGTGACCCTTGCAAGCGGAGGCTCCCTCAAGGACGCCCTTATTGCAGGTGCCATGGGCTACGTTGGCAGCGGCGGCACAATCATGGGTGTAAGCCCTGTCTCGGCTGTTGGCGGGTATCTCCCCGGCGCGGCAGGCAGTGCGCTGAACACGGGCCTGTCTACAGGTTTAATCGGTGCGGGCATCGGCAAGGTATCCGGCATGAGCACGGAGGACGCTTTGCGGATGGGCGTGACCTCTGGTGCATCGGCGGCGGCGATGCAAGGAATTCAAAACTCGCAAGGCGCTCCCGCGCAGGGCGATGCAAGCGCCCAAATGGCGCAAGCCGAGACAGGGGCACCGGGTCCGATCGGGGATGCGCAAAGTCTGTTGGCCAGCCAAGGCCCGGGCGGCGGCTTTAAAATGCCCGCCATGGGCCAAAGCTCCGGATTCGATGCTCAAGGCAATTTCACCGGCGATTACAGCTTGGGTGGCGCTTCCCCTGCTGCTGCAGGCAGTTTCTCCGGCGATTACAGCTTGGGAGGCGCTTCCCCTGCTGCTGCAGGGACGTACGGTGCACCGGGCATGGGCGGTTCACCGGGCATGGGCTTACGGATGGGTACTTCTTCAGCAGGGCTCCAGCCTGGCGTTTCTCCTCTGACCAACGCTTCCGGTGGAGCCAACTACGGCATGGCCAGTACTGTAACGCCACCGACTCAAGGCTTTTTTGACAAGATGGCAACAGGGGCCAAGGACGTGTACAACGAGTACTTGTCCCCCAGTCGCCCGGGTCTACCCGCAGACGCGGGTCTTCTTCGGAAATACGCCCCGTTGGCCTTGGCAGGAACCGCAGCGGCGGCAGCGGCGGGCGGCATGGAAGGCTCGCCTGCTGAGGAAAATCCAGCGTTTGACCGAGCCTACACCGGCACTGACTACCTCAGGGACAACCCTGATCAGTTCAGAGGCGGCTTAGACTTTGGCTATAGGACACCTGCAACACCTCGAAGCCCTGTGGTTCAAACAGACTTTTCTCGGGCTACTCTTATGGGCCAGCCGGGGCAAGCACTACCCATGGGGGCGACAATGTCCCCAGGGGGTGTCGCACAGCCCTACAACGTCGCAGGCCTGTACGGGGTCCCGACGATCTACCCTGTTGGACGCGCCAAAGGCGGCGAGATGTCGATGCGAGAGTTCCCCCGCAAGAACGGTCCAATCAACGGACCCGGCACGGGAACCTCGGATGACATCCCTGCCATGCTGTCGGACGGCGAGTTTGTGTTTACAGCAAAGGCCGTGCGCAACGCCGGGAAAGGCAGCCGCCGTAAAGGCGCAGCGCGTATGTACAAGCTCATGAAAATGCTCGAAGGCGGGCCGGTGAAAGGTAAATAAATGGCAACCGAAACCACACAGCAGATAGTCCGGGAAGCCCCGGAGATCGAAGCGTACAAGTTAAAGCTGCTTGAAGAAGCGCAGAAACTCGCGTTTAACACGGGTGGTGGTCAAACCCTCGCCCAACAGCTGCCGGGCTACCAAGTTGCCGGGTTTACCGACCCACAGCGCCAAGCCATGCAGGCCACCTCCGACATGGGGGTGGGGTCTTTTACACCCTACATGACGGCGGCCAACCAAGCGTTAGGCACGGCATATCGGACCACCGGCGAGGCAGCCGATGTATTGCGCGGAGCGGACACGCGCAACCAGTTCACGGACGCCCAACAGGCCATGGGCCAAGCAGGGCAGGCCGCTGGCAACATCACTTCGGGCATAGGCCAGTTAAACCAGGGCCTCGGCTACTTGGATGCCGCCGCGCAGCGCGCAGTAGCATCCGACACCACCGGCCAGTTTGGCGCAGCTCGCCAAGACATAGGCACGGGCCTCGGCTCGCTGGCCACGGCCCAAAACATGGCGGCAATGTCCAGCCAAGCCAACTTGCAGCCCGCAACTTCAGCCATTGCCCAGGGCATTGGCGGTTTGACGCAAGCGCAGCAGCTGGCACTTGGCTCGGGAGGCGCTGACTTCAGGGGCTCTCAGGCTCTTATGGGGCAGGCGGCCGGTCAACTCCAAAGTGCACAACCTAACTTTGGCGCGGCGCAGCAGGCCATTGGGCAAGGACTTGGTCAAGGCCAACAGGCCGTTGGAATGGCCGCACAGGCGGCGCAGGCTCCCGGCATGCGGCAAGGGGTCGATGCCCTGTATGGTGGCGCGATGGCCTCGGCGGCAGCAGTCGACCAGCCGGGATTCGGCGCGGCGCAGCAAGCCATTGGGCAAGGACTTGGTCAAGGCCAACAGGCTGTCGGAATGGCAGCACAAGCGGCACAGGCTCCCGGCATGCGGCAAGGGGTCGATGCCCTGTATGGTGGCGCGATGGCCTCGGCGGCAGCCGCCAACCAGCCGGGGTTCGGCGCGGCCGAGCAAGCGCTTGGCCAAGGCATTGGGACCTTAGGCGGGGCGCAGCAGGGCTATGACCCCGCTTCGGCTCAGTCCTTCATGGACCCTTACCGCCAGCAAGTCATCGACGAGACGATGAGGCAGATGGACCGCCAAAGCCTGATCGCGGGCCAAGGCGCGGCAGCACAAGCAGTCCGATCGGGGGCGTTTGGCGGTGAGCGAGAGGGTGTTCAGCGCGCTGAGATGCAGCGCAACTTGCTGGATCAAAAGTCCTCCACCATTGCCAACTTACTGTCTCAAGGCTACAGCCAAGCCCAAGCCCAAGCCATGTCCTCCTTTGAGCAGCAACAGCAGCGCCAGATGCAGGTGGGCCAAGGCATTGGGCAATTAGGCGCGCAGCAGGCGCAGGTCGCAGCGCAGCAAGCAGGCTTTGGGCAGAACGCCGCTCAGCAGTTTATGGCAGCGGGCCAAGGTCAGATTGGCGCTTCAGCGCAGCAAGCGGGCCTTCAACAAAACGCCGCTCAGTTGGCCGCCCAACAAGCAGGCCTCGGTCTCCAAGCAGGCTCACAACTAGGTAGTCTTGCAGCGCAGCAAGCTGGTCTTGGGCAGAACGCCGCTCAGCAGTTTATGGCAGCGGGCCAAGGTCAGATTAGCGCTTCAGCGCAGCAAGCGGGCCTTCAACAAAACGCCGCGCAGTTGGCCGCCCAACAAGCGGGACTCGGCGTCCAGGCAGGCTCACAACTGGGTAACTTTGCAGCGCAGGGCGCTCAATTGGGTCAAGCTGGAGCATCGCAACTGGCCAACATCGGGCAGCAGGTCGGCTCGCAAGCCGCGCAGCAGGCTCAACTGGGCCAATCTGCAGCGGGCCTCTACGGCAATTTGGCTCAAAACCAAGTGGCCGCTGGCCAAGGCTTGGGTCAGCTTGGGGTGCAGCAGGCACAACTTGGACAGGGTGCCGCTGGCATCTACAGCCAAGCCGCGCAACAGTACGGCAACTTGGCGTCTCAGGGCGGTGCATTGGCAGGCCAAGAGGCTTCGATCAACCAAAACATTTCCAACTTGCTGATGCAGCAGTCTCAAGCGCGCAACCAAACCGCGCAGACTGCCGCTGGCATTTACGGCCAACAAGCGCAGCAGATGCAGGGCCTTGGCCAAGGCATCGGGCAGTTGGCCACGCAGCAGTTCGGCATTGGCCAACAGCAAGCGCAGGGCCTTGGTCAGATGGCCGGTCAGCTCGGGCAACTTGGCGTGCAGCAAGGCGCATTGGGCCAAACCGCTCAGGCGCTACAGCAAGGCGACATCAACTTCTTGTACAACACGGGCCAAGCGCAGCAAGCGTTCAACCAGCAGGCTTTGGACGCACAACGCGCCACGGAACTGCAGCAGGTCTATGCGCCCTACCAGCAGGCCGGGTTCTTGTCCGACATCTACAAGGGCGCTCCGTCTACGCAAATGTCCACGCAGGTGGCCAGCCAGCCGACGGCCAGCCCGTTCCAACAAGCTGTTGGCATCGGCCTTGGGGTTGCATCCACCGCCGCCGGGGCCAAAAAAGCCGGTCTTTTCTAAGAGGTCACTATGAAAAACAAAATGATGGTGGAAGATGACGTTGAGAACAGCGGCATCATGCAGGGTTTCATGGATTCCATGGATGACGGGGAAGACGTGGGCGATGAAGGCGAGGATAGCCCTGAGTCGATGATGGAGCGTCGCCCGGACTCTCCTGAAATACTGATGAACAATCTGCGCGGTGACATGCGCTCCATCGACGCACGGCGCGATGAACTGGCTGATCTGGTGGGCTACCAAGCCGCCACTGAGACGCCAGAGACCGTGCTGGCCATGCTGCAAACTGTCTTGTCACAACAAGGCGGGGGCGGCATTGGCGCGTTGCCTGCCTCTGCGGAAATGGCCCAAGGGCCTCAGCCCCCGATGATGGGCGGCGACCCGGGAATGCCTCCTCCGGGCATGCCCCCGATGCCTCCGGATGCGGGTATGCCTCCGCCACCAGCGCAAGGCGGCATTGCCGAGTTGATGGCTGGTATGGGCGGCGGTCCTCCGAGTGGCGCACCTCCGGGCATGCCCCCAGGAATGCCACCGGGCATGCCCCCCGGCCAGCCTCCGATTGCGATGGCACGGGGAGGCTATGTCCAAAATTTTCAAGCAGGGTCTGATGAGAACGGTGTGACCCCTGTTGGAGACACTGCCGTTCCTGAAGATTTGATGATGTTTCCTGCTGACATGGTGGCTGCTGCCAGAAAGTCATCAATGGATCTATTTAATCAGCAGCCTGCTACCGCGCCTTCCTTGTCACAGGCCACGGCCTCTCGCTTGCCGGAGTACCAAACCCTTTTGGGCCAAGACAGGGGTGCATCCGAGGCGCAGATGCTGCTGGAACTCGGACAACGGGCCTTTGCCTTTGCAGGAAACGTGGACGACGCGGGCCGCCCTTTGCGCGGCAGCTTTATGTCGCGCCTTGCAGGAGCGACCCGTACATTGCCTGCCGCCATGGGCAAGCGTATTGACGAGATCTCCAAGATCGATCGCCAGCTCAAAGTGTTGGCACTGCAACAGGGTGAGAAGGATATTGATCAGGTCACCGCCAGCAACGCTGAATTGCAAAAGCGCAAGGGCGCTTTGATTAACCAAGTGCTCGCCGCTCAGTCTCGGGTCGATGCTAAAAAGGCAGGGGCCACGGACAAAGGGCCTCTTGGCAGTGGCAACAAAGGCGACATTTTGAACAGCCTTATTCAATTCGCTCCGTTGTACGCAGCAGGTTCCTTGACGCCTGAGCAGAGCAACACCTTTATGACCGCAGTCACGGATTACACGCAACCTACGGCGATTGAATTTACTGACCCTGAAACAGGGCTCAAGTCAATCCGTACCCAGCGAAACCAACTGCCGGATTTTGTAAAGGATGCCTTGGGACAAAAAGTGCCGGTAAGCGGTACTGCTCCTCCGAGCAACACGACTCCTGTGGGCGGATCTACCCCAACGCGCCCTGTTGTGCCTAGTGGCTTGACTTCGGCTGCGGCTGAGCCGGAGATATTCCAAATAGCCAGCACTGCGCCAAAGTCCAGTTTCTTTGATTTGGCTGCGACCGGAACAGGCTTTGTGCCCGTGCTGGTGTCGGGGATTGCACGCAACGTGCCTTTGGATGTAGCGGGCAGCATTGGGCCTGAGTTTCAGCAGAGCACTGCAATGCTGGACAGCATGACCAACCGAGTTGTCAACACCTTGCAGGAGAACCCTCGCTTTGCTGATGCAGAACGACAGCAGATTTTGAAGGAGCTTAAACTGGCTCCAGCGGTGTTTTCCAACAAGAACGGCTACATCAACAAGATCATTGCTTTGGACAACGTGATTGAAGGGATTGAGAATAAAACCTTTAACATTCAATCTCAGGAAAGAACCGGGGTTCAGGCTCGCAAGGACGCAACCAAAAAACTCGAAGAAATCAGCGCGGTGCGAGACCTATTGGGCATTCAACAGCGCACAATCATTGATCCGTCCGTGTGGAAGACCTTGCCCCCCGGCGAGTACATTGTGATCAACCCGCAAACTGGGTTTAAGCAAGTGCAAATAAAGTATGACGGTCCAAAGAGGTAACTAGATGGCAACCGCTTCAACCATTGACGACTTGTTCCCTTCTGGCCAAAAGCCTGAGGCACCCCTTACTGCAGCGGAAATTGAAGCGGCAAGCCGTCCCTCTTTTTACCCGAGAGTAGCTCGCGGAGATGGGCCCACAGCAGCGTCTCCCAAGGAACAAACGATTGACGATCTCTATCCTTCTGGCGGACCACCGGCTCCCGACGCTGGGGACATGGCCGCTTCCATCGGCAAGGGGGCCGTAAAAGGAGCGCTTCGTGACTCCCCTGTCGTGGGCGGTGCCTTGACGGGGTTTAGGCTTGGCATGCCTATGGCCGCCGCTGCCACCCCCTTTATTGGGCCGCTCGCAGGAGCCATCCCATTGGTCACAACCGCCTTGGGCGGCTACCTTGGTTACGAGGCAGGGCAGGGCGCTTCCAGCGTAGTTCCCGAAGAGGCCGATCCGCGCCTCAAGCCTTACTTTGAGGGCGGCACGACCTTTGGTTCGGCCATTGCCACCGCCCCTGCTGCGTTCTTTTTGCCCGCCGCTGGCCCTACGGCAGGGCGCGTATCTCAGTTTTTGTCGACCATGGGAGAGACGGCTCGCCGCAACCCCAAGGTGTTCTTGGGGGCAGAAGCTGTTAGCGCAGGTGCGCAAGGCGTAGCTGGGGGCACTTCCGAGACCTATTTCCCTGGGCAAGCAGGCGTACGGTTTGGGGCTGAGTTTGCCGCAGGCCTGACCCCCGTGACGAAGGTCTTTACGACGGCAGTCGACGCCAGCAAAGCAACTGTTAGGGCCATTAATTCCTCCTTTGCAGGAGGTCCCGCGTCTCAGGAAAAGCGCGCTGCCAACATCCTCTTGAATGTTTTGGAAAAGTCTGGCGAAGACCCAAAGAAATTGATTGCAGCTTTACGCCAGCAGCTGCCGCCGGATGTGTTTCCCACGTCCGGGCAAAAGACGGGCAACAAGGCTCTCATGGATCTGGAGGCGTCACTCAGTACCCATCGCTCTCAGTTTGGCGGAGAGACAGCGGCTCAAGGAAGGGAGGCCTTGGCTGCATATCAAGAACTTGTTGAGGCAATAGGCAAGACCGGCCCCGAGGGCCTTGTCGCGGCAAGCAAGCTGCGCTACGACCGTTTTGCCAACGGTTTGGAGACTCGGCTTTCAATGGCTGATGCCAACGCTGCGCGCAAGATCGCTAAGATCACCCCAGACACGCCTGGCGCTCGCCAGCAGATTGGCGGGATTGTCAAAAGCGAGACGGAGCAGGCGTTGTTGCAAGCGCGTGACGTGGAGTCCCAGCTGTGGACCGAGACCCTGCGGAACATGACTAGGCCCGTGGTGGGCAACCAAGCGGTGCTAAAAGCCCCCACCCTGACACCCACAGCGACCGCAGACTCCTTTCTCCAAAGAGCCTCTGAAATGGGGCCTGCGCTTTTTGACGACATTCCCCCACAGGTTCGTAAGATCATGAAGTCGTTTGGCGTGGACGAAGCGGCTGTGGATCAGTTTCGCAGAGGTAAAGTAACCGACCAGTTTCTTCAGACAGGGCAAGTGCCCCCAGGTTTTGCCCCACGGATCACGGAGCAGCCCATACAAGACCTGGTGAGCTATCGCTCCACCTTGCTGAAAATGGGCCGGGATGCGGCAGGAAAAGGCGATCGTAGCAATGCGGACTTTTACAGCAACTTAGCCGACGGCATGATGCGGGACTTGGACACACTCAAGGACCCTATGTACGATCAAGCGCGGGAGTTTTCCCGCGCCTTGAACGACACCTTTACACGGACCTATGCCAGCTCAGTCACAGGGGTGACGGGTACCGGCAGGGAACGGGTCCCAATAGAGACACTTGTTCAAAGTGCCTTTGGCGGCAGCGCGGACCAGACCGCAATGCGCATGAAGGAGATCGAGGACTCCGTGGGGTTTCTTCGCACACAATATCGCGATGCCGTTGCTAAATTTGGCAAAGACAGCCCTCGGGCCTTGGAGCTCAAGCCTCTTGCCGTTGCCGCAACAGGCAACGTGGCCTCTGTGCGTGACGCCCACAATCGGATTCTGCGGTTGGCGGCGGCAGATGCGGTGACCACGGTCCGTGATGAGGCCACGGGGAACTATGTCCAAAAGCTCAACTACCCCAAGCTGACAAAGTTTGCGCAGCAAAATGCCCCGTTGCTGGAGAGAATGGGCATCATGGGCGACCTGCGCGACGCGGCTCACGCAGCTAACTTGCTCACCCAGGTGACCAAGGAAACCAGCGCGCTGGCTAAGACCGCTAACAACCAGCTCGCATTTGCCAAGTTGCTGACGGCGGAGAGCCCTACCAAAGTGATTGCGGACAGCTTGGGCGGGCGCTTTCCCGTCAGGGACATTCGTGCTTTGACCGATTTGGCCAAGAAAGGCGGCCCTGACGCTGTGGAGGGGTTCAAGTCCTCCCTGTTCGACTACGCCTACACAAAGGCGGGTGGCAATACACCCAGCAGCAGGTTCAGCGTCGACGCATACACCGCCGCGCTGTTCGATCCAATTTCACGCAACCAGCCCTCCATTGCCAACATCATGCGCAGCAACGGCATGATGACTTTGCAAGAGCTTTCAAACTACAAGAAGCTCTTAACGCCCATGGCCCGAATTGAAACGGCACTCAAAAACAACCTCCCTGTAGAGGATGTAATTCAAGGGGCTGATGCGGTTACTGAACTGGGTCTGCGTATTCTCGGCTCAAGTATCGGCTCGGCGGCCGCGCCATCCGGTCCGGGGGCCTTGATTGCTGCTTCTGCAGGCTCTAGAGCGGTCCGGCAAGTTTTTGACGCCCTGCCCAACGCCACTGTGCGTACCGTTTTGGAAAAAGCAGTCAAAGACCCTGAAGCCATGGCCCTGCTGCTGCAAAAAGGTCGCACCGAGAAAGAGCAGCGCAACATTGCCAACGGGTTGATCAACTACTTGGGATCTTTGGGTGTCTCAGTCGGCAAGAGCGCGGTCACCCCCGCTCTAAACTACCTTGACGCAGAAGAGAAAAAACCGGCTCAAACGTCTCCGTTCACCTCACAGGGGCAAGCGGCCCGTCAGCTGCGCCAAATGCCTGCAGCCCCAAGCACACGGGGCGTGCCGGGCCTTAACAAGCCTCCTCCTGCGGGGCAAGGCGCTGCATCGTCTGGGCCTCCGACCAACGCCAACGCTCGGGACCAATACCAAGCGCTGTTTCCGTTTGACAGCGTCAGTCCGATGATGGGAGCACAGCAGCCTCCGCCGCAGTAAGCCGCTCCATCCACTGGGCCTTGAAGTTTTGCCACTCTCGGCCCGTGATGGTGAACTCCTGCGTCGTCCCGTCCTGCACCGCAACCAGCACCGCACCGAAGTCAATCTCGGTGCCATACATCTCATCGTGGGCCACGGCATACGCTGCGAGCTGATGAAAGTAGTCGGTGATGTACTCGTAGCGCTTGGGCCGAACGGACTGTTTAAAGTCCACAATGGCCAGCTTGCCACGGTACGTGGCTACCAAGTCGGTCGTGCCCGCGTAGCGCCCCCCAAAGTGCAGATGCACCTCCGAGCCGTGGATCTCGGAGATTGCACCGAAGTAGCGGTTAGCCAAGGCAAAAGCCATGTGATGGCCCTTCATGGCCAACCAGTCACGGCCCACGGACAACGGCTCACCGTCCAGGATGCACTCTAAGGTCTCGTGCATGTTTGTGCCGACGTAGGCTGCTTCGTTCTTTTGCCTTTCTGCCTCCGCTTGACCGACTCGCTCGGCCCACTGCTCAAGGCCCTTTTTGTCTTTTGTAAGCCCCAAAATAGCCGTCACAGAAGGGACCGATTTGCCGCTGGGCAGGACATAAACACGGCCAGAAGGCGCGTCAATCCTCTTGATCTTTTCGTAGGTAAACTGGGTAGACCACGGGATTAAATGAGCCATTGTTTAAAGTCCTCTCCAAGCACTTGAGTTGCGATGTTAATTTTGCCGCGAAGCGCCTTGACAATTTTCTCGTCCACCGTGCCAGGGGAGATCAAGTCAATATAGGTGACGTTTTTTGTCTGGCCAATGCGGTGTGCGCGGTCCTCCGACTGCAGGCGCTTTTCCAAGTCGAAACTGTTGCTGTAGTAGACCATCGTGTGCGCGGCAGTTAGGGTTAACCCATACCCGCCCGTGCTGGGGTTGCCCACAAAGAACCGCAGCTCGCTGTTCATGTCTTGAAAATCGTTGACGATGCGCTGCCTCTCAAGCGACTCCGTGTCGCCGTAATAGGTCGCCACGCTCTTCATGCCGTACTCCTTGGCCAAGGCCAATTTAATCGCTTCAATGTCGTGACGATAGTTGGCCCATATGATGATCTTGCCATCAGTCTCTTCCACGACTGCCATGAGCTCGTCCATGCGTTTGTTGGGCAGGTCCACCACAGTGCCGTCGTCCAGCTTGACGTGGCCGCAGACGATCTGGTGCAGGCGCATAAGCTGCGTCAAGGCGTTGACCGTGCTCACCAAGCCGCCATTGATTTGGGCCAAGGCCATGGACTTCATCTCGTTGTAGGCTTTGATCTGCTCGGGCGTCAGGTCCACCTCGCGCTTGACGTAGAGCTTGTCAGGAAGGTCCAAGCATTCCTCTTTCTTGACCCTGTAGGCGAAGCGATCGAGCTTTTCTTTGAGTTCGTCAAGACGCCTATAGCCTACGATTTGTTTGAACGTGTGCGTGTTGAGCTGGCGCTCCACCGTCACCGCGTAGCGGGCCTGAAAGACGTAGTAGCTACTCACATCCAAACATCCGTCCGACAAAAAGGCGCACTGCTGGTAAAGATCCATCGGGCTCTTGGTGACAGGGGAGCCCGTGAGGATGCGCCTGAACCGCGCACCACGGCCCGTTTTTTCAGTGTTTTTGCTGCGAGCCGAGCCCGGCGTTTTGATGGTGGTGCTTTCGTCAATCGCCATCATGGCGTTGTGGCAAAGCAAAAAGCGCTTGGCGTAGGCCGTGCCTTTGGCCGTGCTGAACGCCTCAATGTTCATCACCAAAATCTTTAAGTCTTCGGTGACCGTGAACAACTCGTCCATGGCCTTTTGCTCGGCCTTGCGAGGTGTCGGGTTCCAAATAGCCATGCGGTACACGACATGGGCCGGTATGTGCTTTGGAATTTCCGTGTCATACCAGTTGCGGTACACCCCTTTTGGCGCTACGATCAAAAACCCGTTGAGCCTGCCCTTATCGTAAAGCATGGCGACGTTGTTGATCAGCATGAAACTTTTTCCAGTTCCCATATCCGCGAAAAGTGCGGCTACAGGACGCTCCCAAAAGCGCTCAAGGTAGGCCTGTTGATGGACATAAGGCTTGTTTTTAAAAGGGTAGGTTTCAAGAAACCGGTTCATGTGTTCTCTCTTTCTTTGCAGGGCTTGCATGCCGCTGAAAATGTAGTGTACACTGCCATCTCAAATTCAGAAAGGAGAAATTCAAGTGCCAAAGGTATATGTCGTCTCTGAGACGACCCAACACAACATTGCAAGCGCTCTGGACTACGGCCAGATTGAAACTATTCTGCCGCCTAATGCGCAGATAGCTTTCTCCGTGGTGCCAACAGTGCGTCGCATTCAGCGCAAGCTGGACAAATTCACGGATGACGACTTCTTGTTGCTCATCGGTGATCCCTCTGCTATAGGCATTGCCTGTGCAGTGGCGGCCTCGAAAAACAACGGACGCTTTAAGTGCCTCAAGTGGGACAAGCGTGAAAGACGCTACATCCCGTTGGAGGTTGATCTTTTCAAGAAAGGAGAATTAGATGAGTCTTACGACTATGTTTGAAGACGACGCAGGTGCTTTAAAAGTATCTGACGAGCAGGTATCTGGTATCGCGGGCCTTGCAAAACGTGCCAAGATGCTTGAAAAAGAGATCGCTGAAATGGAGCAAAATCTCTCCGATCGCAGCGATCAGTACCGCAAGCTGACCGAGCAGACCATCCCCGAGGCTATGGCCGAGAGCGGAATGAAGAAGTTTGTGATGGAAGATGGCTCGTCCATTGACATCAAGCCGTTCTACGGTGCGAGCATTCCAAAAGCTCGTCAAGCTGAGGCATTCCAATGGCTGCGCGACCACGGCTTTGACGACATTATCAAGAACACCGTTAGCGTGCGATTTGGCCGCAACGAAGACGAACTTTGCGTTCGTCTACTCAATCTCTTGGGCACGCAAGGCTTCCCTGCCGAGCAGGCCCAAAAGATAGAAGCCCAGACCCTAAAGGCTTGGGTGAAGGAACGTGTCGAGAAGGGTGAGTCCGTCGATACGGAGCTCTTTGGCGTATTTATTGGCCAAAAAGCAATTATCAAATCAAACTGAAACAAGGAAAATGAATCATGGCTAAGAACGAAATTGCAGAGAAAAACATGAACGCTGGTTTGGCAATCATGGGCGAATTGGAGCAAGATGCAGGCGCTGGTTTTGATGGTATGACGCAAGAGGACTATGCACTGCCCTTCCTGCGTTTGCTGACAAGCACCAGTCCTGAGGTCGGTGAAGTTAACGGTGCATTGCCAGGCATGATGCTCAACTCGGTAACGGGAGAGCTGTTTGACGGCAAGGCAGGTATCACTGTGGTGCCCTGCGCCTATGTGCGCCAGTACATCGAGTGGGCACCTCGTGGCCAAGGAAGCGGTGCCCCCACACACATCTATCCTGCTACCAGTGACATCCTGTCCCAGACCCACAAGGAACCAGGCGATAACAAGGATTATCTGGACAACGGCAACTACATCGAGAACACGGCCAACTACTACGTCATGATTGTGGGCACCGACGGCGTAGCCGAGCCAGCGTTAATCACGATGAAGTCCACGCAGCTCAAAAAGAGCCGCAAGTGGAACAGCATGATGCAGTCGGTCAAAATGAGCGGCAAGAATGGGATGTTCACGCCTCCGATGTACAGCCAGCAGTATCGTCTGTCCTCAGTAGCCGAGTCCAACGACAAGGGCAAGTGGTATGGCTGGGAGATTGAGCGTATTGGTGCAGTAGATTCAGCCGGGATATACAACGCAGCGAAGTCCTTTGCGCAGTCGATCGGCGCTGGCGATGTAAAAGTTAAGCATGAGAGTGAAGGCAAAGAATCGTCGGGTTCGACTCTGTTTTAAGTTTTTGGGGGACACATGCGGCTCGTTAGCCCACCCGGGTTTAGCATGTGTCTAACCTTGTCCGAAAGGCTGGTCCAGGGGATTTGCAATTACCCCGGCAGCAAGAGGATAGTAAACCGCACCGTGTCCCCCACCCGTCCGAGAAAGAAGAAATGACTGACATAACCCGGTTCAAAGCGATTTTCTCCGGTCTAGACATCGCATATGGAACATACAAAATTGAATCATCCCGAGGAGACGGGAAGCAAGCTGGCAAGGCCGTCGTGGTGCGCAAGCCACCGACTGACGACCTGTGGGTCAAACACCTCGAAGGCGTTGAGCCGAGTTTGGGAATTATCCCAATCCGGGCGGATAACTCCTGCATCTGGGGCTGTATTGACATTGACCAGTATCCACTGGACCACGTTGGCCTCATAAAGAAGGTCAGGAGCTTGGAGCTTCCCATGGTCGTGTGCCGCAGCAAGTCTGGCGGAGCACATGCCTTTTTATTCACCAAAGAACCCATTCCCGCTGCTGACATGCAGCGGTTTCTTAAGGCCTGTGCCGCTCTTTTGGGCGAAGCAGGGCGAGAGATCTTTCCCAAGCAATCCGAGATATTGGTTGACCGTGGCGACATTGGAAACTTTTTGAACCTGCCGTACTTCGGTGGTGATCAAACAATGCGCTATGCCATTCGGGACGACGGGACTGCTGCGACATTGGAAGAGTTCTACGAGCTCTACGAGCAGTGGGTCCAAGGCCCTGAACTGAAGTTCCCTGAAGAGCCTACGGCACCGGACCATCCCATCAAGGACGGCCCGCCTTGCCTACAGGCACTGTGCTCACAGGGCATACCCGAGGGCACCAGAAACAATGCGCTTTTTAACATTGGCATCTACCTCAAGAAGGTCAACCCCATACACTGGGACGACGCCTTGGTAGAGCACAACATGAAGTACGTGTCCCCGCCCCTGCCCAACAACGAGGTCCAAGTGTTGGTCAAGCAGCTGGGCAAGAAGGAGTACCGCTACAAGTGCAAGGACGCGCCGCTCAACAGCTTTTGCAACAGCGGCCTGTGCCGTACCCGCAAGCACGGGATCGGAGCCAGCGGCCCGGACAGCCCGCAGATGTCATCGCTGTCGAAGTACAACTCCGAGCCGCCCCTGTGGTTTCTTGACATCAACGGTAAGCGCATTGAATTAGATACTGAGAGCTTGTTCGCCCAAGTGGCGTTCCAAAAAGCCTGCGTTGAAAAGTTGAATTTGCTGCCGCCCACGCTGCGCAAGCAAGATTGGGAGTTGATGCTTAACGCGCTGCTCAAAGAGATGGTTGAAACCGAACAGATCACTGAGGCGAGTGAAGACACCAGTATCACCGGCCGATTTAACGACCTGCTTGAAGAGTTCTGCACCCACTTGCAGCAAGCAATGGATCGCGATGAGATCCTCATGGGACGGCCATGGACAGATGAGAACGAGGCCAAGACGTACTTCCGGATGAAGGACTTGGAAGCGCACCTGATCCGCAACAACTTCAAGGGCATGACGCACCCCAAGATGGCCCAGCGCCTGCGGGACCTGAGCGGCGAGCCCATCAGCCTGTTCCTCAAGAACCGCGCTGCGCGGTGCTGGAAGATTCCACGCTTTAGCCGTCAAGACGCACCGTTTGACACACCCGAGCAAAAGAAGAGTCAAGGGAGCCCGTTCTGATGAGCATCACCAAAGTATTCGGACCCCCCGGCAGTGGCAAGACGTCCTACCTGCTCAACATCGTTGAGACGGAGCTGGCAGGCGGCGTGCACCCGACAAAGGTCGGCTACTTCGCCTTCACCAAGAAGGCCGCCACTGAGGCGCGCGACCGGGGCATTGCCAAGTTTCCCGCCCTGAAGCCGGACTTAGACTTCCCGTGGTTTCGCACACTGCACAGCCTGGCCTATCGGTGCTTGGGCATCAGCGTTAAGGACATGATGTCCACCGCGCACTACCGGGAGTTTGCGCTTGAAGCAGGGATTGAGCTAGGCATCGAGAGCGGCGACGAAGAGTTCGCTGTCAAGGTCGACAACCCCATCCTCAACGAGATCAACATCGCGCGCATCCGGGGCATGGACCTGCGCACCCACTACAACCATTCCAAGATGGCCATTGAGTGGTTTCACTTTGAATACGTCGAGCGCGCTTATCGTCATTACAAGACGTCTCGCAGTCTCCTAGACTTCACCGACCTGCTTGAACACGCGCTTGCGTTTCCTGAGCGCTTGCCGCAGCTGGAAGCCCTGATCATTGACGAGGCACAAGACCTGTCGCGCCTGCAGTGGAAGTTGGTTGAACAGCTGGCCCACCGCGCACAGCGCTGCTTCATAGCCGGGGACGATGACCAAGCCGTCTACACATGGGCCGGGGCCGATGTCAGCAGTTTTCTGACCTTTGCCGGAGAGGTCAAAGTGTTGGATCAGTCCTACCGCGTGCCTGCCAAAATTCACGCCTTGGCCAACCGTGTCGTCACACGCATAAAAAACCGACAACCCAAAATCTGGAAAGCCCGTGAAGAGGGGGGCAGCATCAGCTACTACAACACCTTTGAGCAGGTTGACATCAGCAAGGGCAACTGGCTCATCATGGCCAGCGCCAACTACATGCTGACAGACATGCATGACTGGATCAAAAGCCAAGGCTTGTTGTTTGAGCGCCACGGACAACGCAGCGTGAGCGAGAACGTCCTCATCGCTGTCTTGGGCTGGGAGAAGCTGCGCAAGGAAGGAGAGGTGCCCTACCACGTGCTCAAGATGATCTACAAGTACATGGACAGCAGCCTCATCAAGCACGGTCACAAGATGCTGCGCACGGCCAGCACGGCCGACAGCTTTTCCCTGCAAAAACTAATCGACCACCACGGTTTGCTGACCACGGACATTTGGCACAAAGTGCTGACCAAGATCAGTGAGGACCGACGGGACTACTTGGTCTCGCTGTTGCGCCGCAACACACGGCTCACGGGCCACGTGCCTATCAAGCTGTCCACGATCCACGGGGCCAAGGGAGGAGAAGCCGACAATGTGCTGCTTTTGTCAGACCTGTCCACCAAGTTTTCCAAGGACTACGACAAGAACTCCGACGACATCAATCGCCTGCTCTACGTAGGCATCACTCGCGCCAAACAAACGCTGCACATCGTGCTGCCAAAGAATGAACAAAAAGGCTTTCGACTATGAAGCGCGACGCACGCACCATGCCCATGTTCCCGCGCCAGTCCGAGTGGCTGCCGCCCCAGTCCTTTCCCAATCTCAGTGAGGCGAAAGAGATTGCAATTGACCTTGAGACCTGCGACCCCAACATGGAATCCATGGGCCCGGGATGGCCGCGCCATGATGGCTACATCGTGGGCTACGCTGTTGCTGTTGACGGGTGGGCAGGATACTTCCCCGTGGCCCACGCAGGCGGGGGGAACTTGGACAAGCGCATCGTAGAGCGGTGGATCAAGGATGTCTTGGCCACGCCCGCAGACAAGATCATGCACAACGCCGCCTACGATCTCGGATGGCTCAGAGCCTGCGGGTTTGAGGTAAACGGCACGATCTACGACACCATGCTGGCAGCGCCCCTGCTGGACGAGAACCGCTTTGCCTACAGCCTCAACTCCTTAGGCTTTGACTACCTCAAGGAAATTAAATCTGAGCAGGGCCTGAAGGAAGCCGCTAGGGACTTCGGTGTGCACGCCAAGAAGGAGCTTTGGAAGCTCCCCGCCATGTACGTCGGTGAATACGCCGAGCAGGACGCGGCTCTGACCTTAAAGCTGTGGCATCACTTTCAAGTGCTGCTGCGCAAAGAGGAGGTCGAGTCCATTTTTAAGCTGGAGACTGAAGTGCTGCCAGTGCTGGTCGACCTCACATTGAATGGCGTGCGCTTTGACCGCGTCAAGTGTGAGCAGAAAATGGGTGAGATGCGCCGCAAGGAAGTGGAGATTTTGAAGTATTTAAAAAGCCAAGCAGGCATGCAGGTGGACATCTGGGCCGCGCAATCCATTGCCTCTGCATTCGACCGCTTGGGCATTCAGTACCCCAAGACCACCGCTGGCGCTCCGAGTTTTACCAAGAGCTTTTTGGACAGCCACGAGCACCCCATGGCCAAGATGATCTTGGAGGCGCGAGAGCTGAACAAGACCCACGGCACGTTTTTGGAGCCCTACCTCAGGCACAGCGCCAAGGACGGGCGCATCCACACGCACTTTAACCAGATGCGCAACGAGGATGGTGGGACCGTCACAGGCCGCCTGTCTGCGTCCAACCCCAACCTCCAACAAGTGCCCGCGCGCCACGAAATCATCGGCCCCATGGTGCGAGGCTTGTTTCTGCCAGAAGAGGGCGACCTGTGGGCCGCCAACGACTTCAGCTCGCAAGAACCACGGATCTTGGTGCATTACGCCGCGCTCTTGGGCCTGCCGGGCGCAGAGAAGATGGCCGACGCCTACCGCAACAACCCGGACACGGACTTTCACCAAATGGTCGCGGACATGGCAGGCATCAAACGCAAAGAGGCAAAAACGATCGGCCTGGGGTTGATGTACGGCATGGGCAAGGCCAAGCTGGCCCACAGCTTGGATCTGCCCATGGACGAGGCCAGCGAGTTGATCGCCACCTTTCACAGCAAGGTTCCATTCCTCAAGGGCACTGTGGACGCGGTGATGAAACGCATTGAGCACCCATCCTCGGGCGGCGCTATTCGCACGCTCTTGGGCCGCAAGGGGCGCTTCCCGCTTTGGGAGCCCATCGAGTGGGGCGTGAACAAGGCGCTGCCTTACGAGCAGGCGGTCATTGCCTACGGCGCACGGGTCAAGCGTGCAGGCGCGTACAAGGGCCTAAACAAGCTGATCCAGGGCTCTGCTGCTGATCAGACCAAGGCGGGCATGGTAGCGCTGCACAAGGCCGGTTTTAAGCTCCTGCTGCAGGTGCACGACGAGATTGCGCTGTCTGTCAAGACTGTGGAAGAGGCCCGCGCTGCGGCTGACATCATGGTTAATGCCGTGCGCTTGGAGGTACCGTCCCGCGTGGATGTGGAGACTGGACCGAGCTGGGGACAAGCGGCATAATTGGCTTGGGGCGCTTTGCAGTTGCCCCTTGTGTCTCCTTGTAGTCTTGAGCCGGGGCTTGTTCCCGGCTCCTTTTTTCGATACACTGTTAATTCCACAAGAAAGAAGAACTGTATGGGTCGACCATTAAAAGAACGCACTGAAGTAGTTCCGGCATACCCGGAGCCATACATACGTCAGTCCTCTAAGGTCGCGGCACGCAAACGAGGTCGGCCGCGCAAGCTAGGACGTCCCAGAAAAAACAAGGAGGCTACTCGTGCGTCTCCCTCCAAACGCGCTGGGGTGCGGTGGCGCAGTGTCTCCGTTACCGAAGATACGTACTTCATGCTCCAGGAGGTTTCTGCCTTTTACAACGTGGCCTTGGGCGTGTACCTGTACAGCCTAATCCTCCCCGCCTTTGATCACGCCTACCAAGAGTCATTGACCCTTGAGCGCATTGCCAAGACCCGAGAGAAAGAAAAAAATGAAACACCAAACACAGATGATGTTCCCCGTCGAACTCACTTTTGAAGTGCTCCCTGCAATGAGGGTGGAAGACGTTGAGCTGCCTGCCCAACTTGACATCACCAAGATATTTCTCACGATCATCGGCCCCAGTGGCAAGCCCCGCCAGGTCGACGTCACCAAGAGCTTTGAGGAGGACCAAATCATGCTGCTTGAAGATGAGATCAGCGAGACCTACCCTCATGAAGATACTGCGCTGTGAACGCAACGACGAGGCAGTGGCGTGGGCCAAAAAAGTCATCGGTATTGAAGGGCTGACGGGAACCGTTACCTCCGTCAGCTTGGTCGACGAGAACGATGAGTTCTTGGCCGTCACCGTGTTCTCCGCCTACACCGGCACAAACATCGACATGCACATCGCTGCCAAGCGCAGCAACGCATGGGCCTCACGACGATTTTTTCACGCCTCCTTTGAGCTGCCCTTCTTGGTGCTGGAAGTGCCACGCGTCACGGGCCTGATACGCGGGGGAAACCTCACGGCCCAAGGCTTTGTCTCCCGCTTGGGGTTTCAATACGAAGGGCGCATGCGCAAGGCCTTCCCCGATGGCGAGGACTTGGTTCTGTATGGGCTACTGCGTGAGGACTACTTATCGCATCCATGGAGTGAAAATGAAACTGATCGAAGAGCTAGAACAGATGTACACGGCGAGCCCGTGCCCCGCGCTAGAAGCAGCGATACGAGCACTCAAGGACCAGCGTTATTGGCGTGAGGCGTGGTTGATAGCGGAAAATAAAGTTGACCTGTTGACAAGTGAGGTGAGTATGCTACTATCACAGAACCAACACAGAAAGAAGAAAGAGACCAATGACTGATACTTTAAATTTTCAGGGGCTTGAGGGGAAGACGCTGTGCAACAAAGAGCCGAGGAACTTGACCCACGAACCTCCCCTAAGGGGCTCGTTATGAACAACGGCAAAGCACGTTACTACAACACCGGCAAGGTGTTGATCGGCTGCGCCTTCCAAGCCCGCATGCCTGCGATGTCCAAAGACAGTGAGCTTATCCAAGCTGCGCTGCTAAACAAGGGTACCCCCCTGATCTGGGGCCTGTCGCGCCACGTTACTTTGGCGCTGCTTTTGCTCGGGGTCTTTTTGATCTTGTTCGCCACCTTTACCCTGAGATATTGAAAAGTCTCAATCAGTTGTTCAAACCACCAAGGAAATCACATGACCAAATCAGACAAGATACGCGAGTACTTTCGCAAGCATCCCGACGCTACGCCGATTGGAGTGGCAAACAAGTTTGACGCGCCACGGCCCATGGTCTACAAGCTACGCAAAGAAGTGAGCGTAGCGGCGGTAGAAGTGACTGCGGCCCCTGCAGTCAAGGAGATCTCTGTGGACGACACGCTCAACGAGCGCGCGCAAGAGTACGGTCGCTTCAAGGATGGCGCAGAACTGATGCAGGGTATCAAACGACTGCTCGCGGACCACGCAGCGCGGCACAACAAGACGTTCGCCGATGACCAGTGGGAAGCCTTGGAGATGATCGTGCACAAGATGGCGCGCATCGTTAACGGCAACCCCGACAAGGTAGATTCGTGGTTAGACGTTGCCGGATATGCTACTTTGGTTGCTGACCGTTTAAAAGGTAACCCTCGTTAGTCTAAAAAACACTTGCAGGTATTTAACCGGTACCTGTACAATTAAATTCTCACCAACTAGAAAGAGAGAAAGAGATGAGCTTCAGCTTAAACATTCACCGCGTCACGGACATTGTTATCGGTCCGGTATCCGAGAGCCGGGGAGAGAGCACCGTCTACGTGTCACGGACCATAGAGATCACCACACCTGAAGGGGTGTTTGAAATCTCCCTGTACTCCACGCAATCCTCATTGGACGGGGACAAAGAACTGCTGAGAGTGCAGGCATGACCACGGACCTTGAAGCCCGCGTCTGCGGCATACCCTGCACCATCCGGGTGAGCAACTGGGACACCTACCAAAGCGCCAAGGTCCACGGACCGCCGGAGGACTGCTGCCCGGCAGAGGGCGGCAGTGGAGACTGGGAAATCCTTGACCTCAAGCGCCGCCCCGCACCGTGGCTATCCAAGAAGTTGGCCACCAGCCCCGACGAGCAATCCCGGCTCGAACAATTTATCTTTGACCAAATGGAAAACCACTATGGCAACCGCTAATGCCCGTAATTACTCACGCCGCCGCTCTAACAAGGAGTTGGATGCAGAAGGCTACGCGCGCGGATGGAGCGAGGGCCGCGAGCAAGGTCGCTCGGAGAGCGAGCAAGAGCTCTTCGCGTTGCAGCGTGAGCTGGCAGGCTTGTCACTGCGCAAGATGGCCTGGTCACGGCTCACGGGGCTTTTCAAAGCACAGCGCCATGACTTTTAAGAAATGGTGGGATCAATTGAGCACACGCGAACAAAAACACTTGGGGCTCGAGTCTGCCAAGTTTGTCTGGGGAGAATGCCAGCAGCACACCTTGATGTCTATTGAAGAGGCGTGCAAGGCGCAGGTGGCCTATGACCAAGGCATGAAGGATGGCCGCGAGCGCTTTGAAGTGCATGTGGCCGGATGGGTGCTGTCCCCAGGCCTGCAGCCGGGCATGATCTGGATTAGCGACGCTGGGGGCGAGGGCGGTGACTTTCATATTGACGAGCTGGCCGAGGCTATCGGCAAGTTTTACAAGAAGAAGTTTTGACTTTCATGTTTAAAACCTACTTCACCCAGCCGGATAAAGGAGACAGCATGACTAAATACTGTGACGGCACAACGGCGCTAACGCCGTGCCCACACCCCGAAGACTGCACGGTTTCTTGTGAGTTTAATGATGCCGTGGTGCTGCGCCGCCTCAAGCCATACCCCCACGTCGCGCCGACGGATATGAGTGAACCTGACCGCGACGAGGGCTCAAAGATCGCCCGCCGTTTGATCGTGGCCATCAAGGTGTTTTTGTTTCTCTGGGTGGCGCTTATGGCCATGTCGGGGATGTTTTTATGGAGCCTGTTTATATGACTGACAAAGAAATAATGCAGCAAGCGCTGGATACGCTGCAAGGATTGTTCGGCGACTCGGGCGGAGTTGCTGTTTGGCGGCTGGGCGGATCGTCTGCCGTAAAAGACGCCATCACCGCACTGCGCTCACGGCTTGAGCAGCCAGAGGATGAGCCTGTATCGTTGAAGGAGCGCAGTTTATGAACGAAGAATATTGTGTGGGCTATGCAGAGGGCTATCAAACCGGATGGAATGAAGCAATGGACGAAAAGACAGCTCGGGCAGCGGCGATGTCCGTGGCTTGGGTTGGGCTAACACCAGAAGACTACGACTCAATGCGGCCACGTGTGCCGTACATTGTTAATGACTTTACGTTTGCCGATGTTGCGGCAATTGTCGAAGCCAAATTAAAAGAAAAAAACAAATGAG